CTCGCAATACGCAAGTTCATTATTCCGTTTGACAATGGAGTTGTGGTTATAAAGCACTGGCGGATTCACAATTATATTCGCAAAGACACATATAAAGAAACAGCTTATACTTCCGAAAAATCGCTTTTGGAAGAAGACAGAAATCACGCATACCGCCTGATTAATAGCGACAAAACGGCGCTCTGTCAACCGTCCGTCAACGAACCGTCAACGAACCGTCAACGAACCGTTGACGCAGGTAAGGATAGGATAGGTAAGGATAGGTTAGGTAAGGATAAAGAAATATCGCCCACGCGCCACAAATACGGCGAATATCAAAATGTTCTTCTGTCTGACGAAGACTTTGAAAAGCTCAAAGCAGAGTTCCTCGATTGGTCTGATAGAATCGAACGCCTGAGCGCTTATATGGCAAGCACGGGCAAGAGCTATAAAAACCACCTTGCCACTATCAGAAACTGGGCACGGCGTGACAGCAAGACCCCGACCGCAGATGTTAAGCCGACGGGCACAGCGTCATACGATTTGACGGAGTTTGAACGAGCGGCGGCACAAAAGCCGATAGTGTACAAGAGAAAAAACAATGATTAATTCAACGCCCGGGCGAAAGTCCGGGCAGAAAGGAAAAATTATGGATTGCAGTAAAACAATAGATTTTTTCCCCGAATTCAAAAGACTTTGCGACTCACGCGCCGCGTGCGAGGCTGATGCAGCTAACAAAGAGCAATGTCCGATGTTTGAGGTTTGTGACCACACGCTCACAACAATCTGCGCCGAAGATGCTATAAAGGCAATCGAGATTTTGCAAAAGTGGAGCGACGAACACCCGGAAAAAACATACGCACAGGACTTTTTTGAAAAATTCCCAAAAGCGCAGAGCTGTTCGGACGGGAGTCCATTTGTATGCAGAAAAAGAATCTACGGCGGAATACACTCGACGCTCGAGAACTGCGATTACACAGGAGCTTGTTATAAATGCTGGAACGAACCTATGAATGACGAATAAAACCCGAAAGGAGCTTAACAAAATGAAGATTGTTTTAGATAAGGACGCATACAAGCCCTGCAAGGCACACCCCGAAGATGCAGGGTTTGACCTCATGGCAAGAGAGTATCAGATAGTCCCGGCACAGGGAAGCGCGGTATTTGACATTGGAGTACATATCGAGATACCGCAGGGGTTTGTTGGATTCCTCAAGAGCAAGAGCGGGCTAAATGTCAAACATGGCATAACGAGCGAAGGCGTTATTGACGCAGGCTATACGGGCAGTATTTGCGTCAAGCTATATAACAACAGCCGGATTCCCTACATGGTTGAAAAGGGCGATAAAATATCGCAGCTCGTCATTTTGCCGATTTGCAGCGACGAGCTTGAAGTTGTCGATAGTCTCGACGAGACGGCACGCGGCAATAACGGATTCGGTTCAAGCGGGAGGTAAAGAAGATGAATGAAGATTACGCGAAGCTCAAAGATTTTGCAAAAAAGCGCCTTGACGACAGCTGCGGAAACAGCAATGACTACGATGTCAGATATTGGGTCGGCTATATCGACGGGCTGAATGCGCTGCATAAGAAAATAGGTGGAGGTAGAAATACGACTTGTAAAGACTGCATACACAATGAAGTTTGCTATATGCGGGAAGTCTGCAACGACATAGACGAGCAAATAAAAGAGTTCGGCTGTATGGATTTTATTGCTCGCGCTGATGTACAAAAAATTAAACACGGCAAATGGATTGAGGATGGCTATTGCGATATTCCTTGCGTGTGTTCGTGCTGCGGAGCGGAAGCACAATATACAAGCACCTTTAAAGAAACACTTGAATATGATTGTGAAGAAAACTTGTGCTCTACAGAATATGAAGAAACAAGAAAATATATTAGAACACCGTTTTGTCCGAACTGCGGCGCAAAAATGGACGGAGGTAATAACAATGCGTGAAAACAAATACACACCGGAAGACTTAAAGACGATGCAATCGTGGTCGCTTGAAAGAAAGATACAGGTCACGCAAACGAGGCTCATTGAATGGTACCAAAAGTTCGGAGGCAAGGTGTATGTCAGCTTTAGCGGAGGCAAGGACAGTACGGTACTGTTACATATAGCCCGACAGCTTTATCCTGATATAGAAGCTGTGTTCGTAGATACAGGTCTTGAGTACCCTGAAATTAGGGAGCTCGTTAAGACTTTTGACAACGTGACTTGGCTCAAACCGGAAATGAATTTCCGCGAAGTGGTAACGAAGTACGGGTACCCTATGATAAGCAAGCGTATATCGCATCATGTTTCAGTCGCCCGCAGGAACCCAGACGGAAAGGTTGCTCAATACTTTGTTTTCGGAAACGCCCGCGAGGTAAAGTATGGAAAACTGATAAATGCAGACTTTCTAATTGATAGAAAATGTTGTGATGTGATGAAGAAAAAGCCGTTCAAAGCGTATGAAAAACAAACGGGGAAGAAACCGATAGTAGCAACTATGGCGTGTGAAAGCGAGCTTCGCAAACTTGCGTGGCTTAATAACGGATGTAACGCATTTGATGTGAAACATCTTCAATCATCACCTATGTCATTTTGGACAGAGCAGGATGTGCTTGAGTATTTACGCAGATATAAAGTGCCTTACGCCTCTGTTTATGGTGATATCGTTGAAGAAAACGGCAAGCTTAAAACCGCAGGGTGCAACCGCACGGGGTGTGTTTTCTGCGGATTTGGGGTGCACCTTGAAAAAGAGCCAACAAGGTTTCAGGGGCTCAAGGAAACACACCCGAAACTGTATAATTACTGCTTAAACGGCGGAAAGTACGACGATGAGGGTTTGTGGAAGCCCACAAAAGACGGGCTGGGTATGCGTCATGTGTTCGACGAGTTAAACCGCTTGTATGGCGACGGGTTTATTAAATACGAACAGGGAGGCGAAGAATAATGCGTGATATTGAATTTCGCGGTAAACAAACAGACAACGGCGAGTGGGTCGAGTGGGTATATGGCTATGTTTACTGTTATGGCTGGACTGGCGAAGAAGAAACTTGTATTGTGCCCAATTATGCCAGCGCACCATATTCAATCGAAGTAGACCCTGAAACCGTAGGACAGTACACAGGTCTCAAAGATAAAAACGGCACAAAGATTTTTGAGGGCGATGTAGTAACTATGCCGCGTTACGGCGGCGGCAGATGTAAAAGTGTTGTTTATTTTAAAAACGGAAAATTTGCCGTTGACGGCTCAAACTATGGCTTTAAGGATATTTGCCCTAAAAATATGCTGGTTATCGGCAATATCTATGATAACTCCGAGCTATTAGGAGGGAATAACAATGGCTGATGCAGATAGATGTGTCTGTTGCGGTGAGATAGTCCCCGAAGGTCGACAGGTGTGCCCGCAATGCGAACGCAAAAGATACATTTACACTATACCCGATATCCCGCCGTCGCTCAACAAGTTCGCGGGGCGTGAGAATGTATGGGCGTACAGAGCAGCAAAAAAACAGTGGGAAGCTCTGTGCGTGTATCACTGCCGACCGAAGCCGTCCGAGCCGATAAAAAAGTGTGTTGTCAGAATTACATACTTTTTCCGGACAAGGCAACGACACGACCCCGACAACTACAACGGCAAGTTTATCCTCGACGGCTTGCGGGAAGCGGGGATAATTGAAGATGACAGCTTTTCAAACGTCGAGCTTCAGCTCTGCGGGAGCTATGACAAAGAAAATTCGAGAACAGAGATAGAGGTGATTTTGTGACCGTTCCCGAATACGTCAACCGAATAAAGCACCTTGACAATGAGTTGTCATTCAAACAGCGTCAGAAATCGGAGCTGTTTGATATGTTGGTATCAATTACCGCCCCGCCGTCCGAGTCGGTGCAGAAGACAGCGGAGGACAAAATGAGCAGCTTAATATCTCAATATGTCGATTTAGGCAACGAAATCATAGAGATATATCAGAAAAAATTCGCCGCCGAAAACGAGTTTCAGGCTCTTGTGAGCCAACTCCCGCCGCAGTGGGAAGAGTTCCTGCTTTTGAGGCACCTCAGCGGGATGAGCTTTGAAGACATTGCAGAAGAGATGGGATATTCCCGAGAGTGGTGTTGGAAAACGAACAAGAAAGCTTGTGCGGCACTTGAAGAACTCCTCAACGCTAAAAGTGTACAGTAAAATACTGTAAAATACAGAGAAATACAGTTCGCAGTTATGGTATTATATATGCGTAGAGGTGGACGAGATATGGCAGCTCTCGTACATTGATACAATTTCCATTCTCTTTTCCATTTTTCATTTTTCTTTTTTCTCATCTCCTTTCCCCGCTTCGCCCTGCGGCGGGTACAATAGCAGGGCAACACGGTGAAACACGGTTGTTGTCGGGGCTCCCATACCCCGACAGTTCGGTTCAACTCCGACTTTGCACACCTATAAGTTCCTTCCCGTTGGTTGTCGGTGGTTATTCGGTTGTCGGATAGCCGCCGACAGCGCTTTGCTATGGTGATATCATGGAAATAACCACAAAAAAAGTAAAAGACTTAAAGCCGTATGGGCAAAATCCACGCAGAAACGATGACGCGGTCAAATATGTCGCCGAAAGTATAGAGCAGTTCGGATTCAAAGTGCCCATCGTGATAGAGGGAGACGGCACAGTTATATGCGGACATACAAGACTCAAGGCGGCTAAACAGCTCAAGCTCAAAGAAGTTCCTTGCATTGTCGCCGATGACCTCGACGACGAACAAATAAAAGCGTTTAGGCTTGCGGACAACAAAGTCGCGGAAAAGGCGGAATGGGACTTCGGTTTCCTTGACAAAGAGCTCGGCGGCATATTTAACTTTGACATGGGTAAGTTTGGGTTCAACTTCATGACACCGGAAGTCAAGAAAAAGAACAAGCTCGATACCAAGACGCGGAAAGCAAATATTCTGAATCTTGAAAGGGCGCAGTTCACCGGAGTTGGCAAATACGACATACCCGAGATACAGCCTGTATATCAGCTCCCGGAGGTCACGGACTGGATTCCGTTTGATTTTGTGTTAAGTGACAAGCGCAGCGCGGAAGAGAAAAGCAAAACAGGAGTTCATTTTTTCCGAGATGATTATAAATTTGAGCGTATTTGGAACACTCCTGAGAAGTATATAGAAAAGCTCGCGGAATATGCTTGTGTGCTCTCTCCCGACTTTTCGCCATACGGCGATATGCCTATGGCAACACAGATATTCAATCATTATCGTAAACACTGGGTAGCGGTCTATATGCAGGAATGCGGGCTTACCGTTATCCCAACTATCAGAGCGAGCACTGATGAGCGCTGCAAAGAGTGGTATCTCGAGGGCGAGCCTCGCGGCAGCGTTATAGCAATTTCAAGCATGTGGACGAAAGACGGCACAACGGGCGCAGATGCGTTCGAATGGGAGTTCCAAACCATGCTCAAGGAGCTGAACCCGTCAAAGGTGTTCGTTTATGGCAAACTGCCAAAGACAGAATTTGAAAATATAGAAAGAATACCGTCTTTCGCTGAGACGAGATTCGCGCAGGATTGATTTTTCAAATCTTGCGTGCTATAATAACAAAAAAGAAAAGGAGAAAAAGAAAATGTTGATACCCGGATATAACCCTGAAGACCTTGAGAAAATCGACGAGTCAAAGCTTGAACCTGCAACGGATGCAGAAATACAAGAGGCAATACAAGAAGTACTTGACGAAATGGACGAAGAGCTCAAAGAAGCTTTCAGCGAAGAGACGCTCGAGCGCGAATACGGTGATTTCATGAGAGAGTTTGAGAAAGCCGAGACTATCGAAGAACGAACGGCTGTTATGGACAAATACCACATCTCATATTAAACGAAGAACAAAAAGATTAAAGAGACTGCATCGGCGGTCTCTTTTTTATTTGCAGGGAGGGCAAGAAATGGCAAAAGGAAATAGACCTGACAGTGGCTGGGGAAAAGGCGATAACACAGGAGACGAAGGTAGCCGCGTTAGAGCGTTTTATGATAAAACAGAGAAGTTTGCTAACATGTCTATGCATGAGTTTGAAAATGCAATACGTGATAAAAGCGTTGAATATGTTGGACTGTTTGACGCGAATGGGAAACTTGTGGTTGCAGGAACGAGCAATCACAAAGAAGCCGTCGCTATACCAACAGGACACCCAGATTTCAAAAAAGCCGTAATTCTTACACATAATCACCCAAATGGCGATAACAGAGTAATAGGCGGTTCTTTTTCTTCAAAGGACATCAAGAATCATATAAGGTTGGGATTTGCTGGAGAATCTCGTGCCGTAGCAAATGGCCCGAATGAAAACACATATATTTTTAGAGCAAAAAGAGGCGCAAAACGAAACTCTTATAAGATGATGGCGGCTGCCGATAAAGTAGAAAAAGAATATGAATCCCGAGCGCAAAAATCGGTAGATAGCGTCAGAAGAAAGCTCGCGGCAAAGGGCAAGACCTTAAACGGCAAAGACAATCAGGTATATATCGGAACGGCGAAAAGAATGTGGAAAGACAGCGGCATGGAAAAGTTTGGTTATGAATATGTCGAGGTCAACAAAAAACGCTGGTAGCGGTTAATTGAAATGAGGCAACAACATGGCAAAGGGCTCGAGACCTACAACGAGTGCGGCGCGAGAAGCACTCACGGGAAAAAGTGATATCCCCGAAAGCAACGTTCAAGTCGGCGAGTTCACGAAAAGAAAAACAAAAGACCCGTTTTTCGGCGAAGTGCTACACACAACAAACAAGTATTTTTATGTCGACCAAGTAAAAGACAATGACAGCGCGATAATAATGACAAGCAACATCGCAGTAGTCAAGGGCAATCCCGTTCTTGTAACTGGCGATAACACAGCGATATACCTCAAAGATTGGCAGTTCCGCAGAATGATATCTAAAGACGGAATAGACACATACGCCGTCAAGATTAATAGAAATTACTTCAAAGAATATACGTTTAAGAGCAATTTTCGAGAGTTCTCATTCGGCGGGAAAAAAGATACGTTTGATTCCCTAAGAAAAGTCGCTATAGAGCAGCAAAAGCAAAAGCGGCAATGGAAGAGCGGCGGCAGAGTGATAATACAGCAGCATGGTATCATTCCATATGCATAAGCAAAGGAAATAAAGGTGGCGGCATGGCAAAGCAGACGAATTTCGGGGGCAAAAGGCACACTTTAACTGTGGAAGACCAGAGGAAGGGCGGAAAGCGTTCAGGTGAAGTGCGCCGAGACTTGAGAGATACCCGAGAATTGGTAAGAAGAGCTATGTCAATGTACCTCAACAGCGACGACCCCGCAGAGGTTAATTATATAAGCGACATAACCGACAAAAAAAACATATCCGCCAAAGAAGCAATGATATTCGCGCAGCTCAATCGGGCTATGAACGGCGATACAATAGCATTTAAAGCTTTAATGGAGCTTGCAGCCGAGAACGGCGGTCAGCAGCAGAGCGACATATCAGAGCTTTACAAGGCACTGGACGGTGACGACGATTGAAAATAACAACACTGTCGCCGAAGCAGAAAGAGATTTTGCGTTGGTGTCACGGAAAGGATAAAGACAAATATGACGCTATTATATGCGACGGTGCAGTCCGTTCAGGTAAGACCGTCTGCATGATTCTGTCGTTTATCCATTGGGCTATGCGGTATTTTGACGGTCAGACATTTGCAATTTGCGGAAAGACGGTGCAGTCCGCAGAAAGAAACATAATAACGCCGTTGCTCGGAATGACCGATTTAACGGCTTATTTCGAACTCAATTATAAGCGGTCAAACAAGCTGTTGACCGTGCGCGGCGGCGACAAAACAAATTTCTTTTATGTGTTCGGCGGCAGAGACGAGAGCTCAGCGGGACTGATTCAGGGCTTGACGCTTGCGGGGGTACTGTTGGACGAGGTCGCGCTTATGCCCCGCTCGTTCGTGGAACAAGCCCTTGCGAGATGTTCGGTATCGGGCTCAAAGCTGTGGTTCAACTGCAACCCCGACAGCCCGGCACATTGGTTCTATGAAGAATGGGTAACAAAGCCCGAAGAGAAGCGCGTTTATCATATTCACTTTTTGTTGACGGACAATCCGTCGCTTACCGACGAGATACGGGAGAGATATTTTAGGCTATACCCGTCGGGCGTATTCTATCAGCGGTTTATTTTGGGCTTATGGGTAGCAGCAGATGGGCTTGTTTACGATGTCGATGTAAACGGTTTAATTGATGATACCGTCCCGGAACAGGGGCGTTATTTTATTTCTATCGACTATGGCACATTGAATCCGTTTTCAGCGGGTCTGTGGTGCCTGAGCGGAAAGACTGCAACGCGCATTAAAGAGTTTTATTATGACGGGCGTAAACGTCAAAGACAAATGACCGACGAGGAATACTATAAAGCAGTCGAAGAACTGGCGGATGGCTATGACATTGAGCGAATAATTGTTGACCCGTCCGCAGCGAGCTTTATCACCTGTATCAGAAAACACGGCAGATTTTCCGTTCGAAAAGCAAAGAACGACGTAATTGACGGAATCCGAGTCACTTCTGAGATGGTCAAAGGCGGCGTCATAAAAATAAATCCGAGCTGTCAGGGAATCTTGAAGGAGTTCGGCATGTATCGTTGGGATAATAAATCGACCGTTGATAAGGTTGTAAAGGAATATGACCACGCAATGGACGATATGCGTTACTTCTGTTATACAGTGCTAAGGCGGGAGCTCCGCTGGATGGGGTACAAAAAAGATGACGAAGATTAAGATGTGGATAATAGAAAAATACTTGCCGTCGTATGCAAAGGAAAGCATGACCGAAGAACTGCGAAGCTTAAACCTCGAGATAGACGATTTGAGACGCGAGAACGAGCGCTTGCGGGCGTATATCGCAGGGCTTGAACGCGGCGTTAGGTCACTAAAAAAGATAGTAATAAACAATGCGGAGGGCAATAGATGAGCGTTATATCTGCACTGCTGAATTGCAGTAAAATATATAATTTCGGCGATGCGTTTGGGGTCGAAGATATCACGACAAACGAGATGAAATCGGCTATAAAAAAGTGGTTGGAGATGTATTTTGACCACTTCGGCGACGATTACGACGACTGTCAGCGGTTGCCCGTTCTTGTCGTCAATAAGCTCACAAAGACAACATTCTCGGAGTATGAGACAAGCTCAGACAACGAATTTGCTGAGAAGGTTCTTGACGAGCTGGAAGAGATACGGCGCGATGCATTTCAGCAGGCGTTAATTTCGGGCGAGTGTTTGATAAAGCCTGTTCCGACTGCGGACGGCTTTTATTTTGTGCCAATTAGGAGAGATTGTTTTATTCCGCTCGAACGCAACGAGCGCAACGAATTGACGAGCGTCGGCACGGCTGAAACAACGATAGAGGACGGACGATATTATACACTGCTCGAGCGCAGGACGGCGGGCAAGACTTTAAGAATCGAAACTAGACTCTATCGGTCGAGCGACTCGGGAACGTTGGGCGTTGAAGTCCCTCTGAACACCCTCGAAAAGTATGCAGAGCTTGAGCCTGAGATTGATATACCGATAGAGGGGCTCGGGCTTGTATCGCTGAAAACACCGCTATATAACACGGTTGACGGTTCAGCGGACGGAGTTTCAATTTATGCGCCCGCAGCTCAACTCATCGACAGGATAAACCGCAATGAGTGGCAGCTTTCCCGTGAATTTGAACTAGGCAGGGCGCGGATAATGGTTCCCGAAGACCTCACCCGACCTAAGACTGACAAAGACGGCAAGACGATTATAGAAGAACGAAGTCTTGAGGACGATATATTCACATCGTTCGATGAAGACCCGCAGGACTTCGGAGTGACTATCTTCTCGCCCGCTTTCCGCGAGCAGAGCTATCTGACAAGAAAGACGGAGTATCTACGAAACATTGAGAGCCTTATCGGATTCAAGCGCGGCATATTGTCAGATGTTCAGGAAGCCGAGCGAACAGCGACGGAGATAACATCTTCCGACGGCGATTATAATCTAACAATAATCGACTTGCAGAACATATGGACGAATGCCGTCAAAAAGCTGTTGCCCTTATGTGCTGAGCTTGGCGAGATATACAAAGTCGAGGGAAGCACATCCATTGACCCTGACGAGGTAACACTTGACTATGGCGATGGTGTTCTTTATAACCGGGACAAGACATGGAATGAGTACTGTACTATGGTGCAGATGGGACTTATTAAGCCGGAGATAGCTGTTGCGTGGTATTTTGAGCTGCCGTGGGACACTCCCGAAGCGATTAAATATATACGTGATAACTATATGCCCGAGATAGAGAGCATGACGGCAGGAGTTGAGTAATTATGTTGCCGCCGGAAAGCATTGACGCATTGAGAATACTCACGATGCAGATAACAGACCCGATGACCGATTTCTTGTTACGGGATATCGCTCGCAGAGTAGCCGAAGCGGGGCAGATAACCTCTACGGCAGGATATCAAATGTGGAAGATACAAGAGCTCGGAACAAGTCAAAAAGAAGTCAAGAAAAAGCTCGCCGAACTGTTGAATGTATCTCTCGACGAGATAGATGAGATATTTGAACAAGCGGCAGAGGAAGGCTATAAATTCGATTTGTCAAAGTTGCCGACCGTTGAGGGCGTTCCGCTCGAGGAAAACGAGAGCTTGATACAGATAGTCAGGGCGGCCGTTGAGCTCGCGCAGGACGGCTTTAAAAACATAACTCAGACGATAGGCATGATAAGCCCATACGGGCAGAGATTACCCTTGTATGACGCATATAACGCCTATTGTGACTATGCCTTTAAGCAAGTGTTTACGGGCGCGGCAGATTATAATACGGCAGTTGAAACGGCTTGCAGAAACCTATATCGGAACGGACTTGTAACCGTTGACTATGCGAGCGGCGCGAAAGCGTCGATAGAAACGGCGGTCAGGCGTAACATTATGGGCGGGCTCGGGCTTATGCAGGAAAAAATCAGCGAACAAAATCACGAGAAGTACGGCGCGGACGGATGGGAAATATCAGCTCACGCCGCAAGTGCTCCCGACCACGAACCCATACAGGGCAAGCAATACCGAGACGAAGAATATCAAGAGCTCAATAGCAGCCTTGTTCGCCGAATCGGTACTTTGAACTGCGGTCATGCGGCGTTTCCTATATTTTATGGCGTTACCGAACCTACATACACTGCCGAGCAGCTGAAAGCCCTTAAAAAGGCGAATAAAGACGGCATAACGTATCAAGGCAAGCACTATACCATGTACGAAGCAACGCAAATGCAGAGGCGATTAGAAAGCTCTATACGCCAATGTAAGCGCAAGATAACTGTTCTTGACGCTTTGGGAGACGAGAAAGCCCTTAAAACAGCTCAGGCGCGTTATACTCGGCTAAATCAAGAGTACGGGCGATTTTCGAGAGCGGCAGGACTGCGGACACAAACTGCGCGTCTGAAAGCGGCGGGATTCAGTTATAAACAAGGCAGAGAAGCCGTAAAAGGAAGTGATTAAATGAACATCTCGGGCAAGGAATACGAAGAGGTTATTATAACCGCAGAGGACGGCGAGGTTCTTGCGGTTGTCTCAGATAGCGAGATAATAGAAAAGAAAGATGTAAAGGTCATTTTGACCCCAAAACACGATTGACACAATTCAATAATCTCAGCGTTTTGCATTCGTGCGAGGCGCTGTTTTTATATCATTTTTACCCCGCCACTGGTTCATGTGGCTTAATTCTGACCGCAGACAGAGCGGTATACAAGCAATGTTCAGGAGGATTTTTTATGGAAAACATTCACACGATTCTCGAAAAATACGGTGTTACCGTTGCCGAGGATAAGAAAGCAGACTTCGACAAGGCAGTCGCGGACAACTATAAGACCGTCGCCGAGTTCGGCAAGGTTACGGCGGCACGCGACAACTTCAAGAGTCAGCTCGACACCGCTACAAACTCACTCAAAGAGTTCGAGGGCGTAGATGTTGAGGACTTAAAAGGCAAGATAACAAGCCTCACAAATGACCTCAACACGCAGAAGACAAAGTATGAGCAGCAGCTCGCCGACCTCGACTTCGAGAACGCGCTCGACCTTGCTATAACTGGCAAAAAAGGTAAGAGCGCGAAAGCAGTCAAGGCGCTGCTCGATATTGACACACTCAAGGCGAGCAAAAATCAGCGCGACGATATAGATGCCGCGCTCGAAAACCTCAAAAAAGATAACGGTTATCTTTTTGACGAGGAAAACAACACACCTCCGCCCTATGCGGGCGGAACGGGAAGAAAGCAGAATCCGAACGGCGATATGACCCTCCGTTCTGCGCTTTCCGAGAAATTTTCAAAGAAAGGTTGATTTAATCAATGGCAATTACTCTTGCAGAAGCAAAGGTCGGTATGGCAGACCGTGTCGACCAGATGGTTATCGACGAGTTCAGACGTTCGTCTCTGCTCCTCGATATGCTCACATTCGACAACGCGATTTCACCCGGAACAGGTGGTTCGACTCTGACTTACGGCTATATTCAGCTTCAGACTCCCTCCACCGCTACCACTCGACAGATTAACGCCGAGTACGAAGCGAACGAGGCAAAGCGAATCGAAAAGACCGCTAAGGCTATCATAATGGGCGGTAAGTTCAACGTTGACCGCGTCATTGAGAACACCTCGGGCGCAGTTGACGAGATAGCATTCCAGCTCCGCGAAAAGATTAACGCGGTAACGAACTATTTCCACTATCTCGTTATCAACGGCACTTCGGCGGCCACAGGCGCAGGTCTCGTTCCGAACACCTTTGACGGTCTGAAGAAGACCCTCGCGGGCAAGTCTACCGAGATAGCCTCCGCTGTTGACCTCTCCGATTCGGCAAAGCTCGACACCAATTACGGCGCATTCCTTGACGAGCTCGATGAGCTTGTACACAAGGTTGACGGCAAGCCCTCTCTGCTCCTGATGAACGGAGATACTCTGCTCAAGGTCAGAGCTTGCGCCCGCAGAGCTGGTTATTACTCCCGCGAGCGTGACGACTTCGGTCGCTGGGTTGAGTATTACGGCGACATTCCCATGCTCGACGCAGGCAAGTATTACAACGGCAGTGCGTCCGTTGACTGCATAGGCACTTCCACCCCGTCCTCGGCTGCGGCTGGAACTTCGAGCATTTACGCCGTAAACCTCGGACTTGACGCATTCCACGGCATCGCGCCTACAGGAACTGGCGTTATAAACACCTATCTTCCCGATATGACCGCTCCGGGAGCAGTCAAGAGCGGCGAAGTTGAGCTTGTTGCGGGCGTGGTTCTCAAGAATACCCTCAAGGCGGCAGCTCTTAACGGAATCACCATCAAACCTAAAACCGCATAAGGAGACCGACGATGACACAGTACGCAGATTACGACTATTACATCAACGACTATCTTCACGGTCAAGAGGCGATGAGCAGGGACGACTTCGACTTTTTCGCCGTCAGAGCCTCCAAGGTTATTGAGCGGCACACATTCAGCCGGATTAAAGAAGTGACGGAAGCGATTAAGTCTTGTTGCTGCGAGCTCGCCGAATGTTTACAGTCGGAACAGGGCGCAGATGGTCAAGGGGGCAAGACTTCCGAGAGCGTCGGCAGTTATTCCGTCTCCTATGCGTCGGCAGCGGACAGACGCCGCGAGAGTCAGCAGGAACATAGCCGTATTCTGCGTCTGTGGCTCGGTGACACAGGTTTACTTTACAGGGGGTAAAGATGTATATCAACACAAAAGCAACCGTGTACCGCCTCACAGGGGGCAAATACGAGCGGATATTCCTGCCGCGCGTTTTTTGGGATATGAAGTCGACCGCCTCGACGAGCAAAAACGGCAAGACCGAGAGCGACACGGCGACGGTCTTTATACCCTCTGTCATTTCACTTACTCCGCAGAAAGATTTGATAATCAAAGGCTCTGCGACCTTACCCGTTGACAACTCGTCGGAACAGGCGCAGAGCGCGAGCGTAAAACGGCTGTTCGAGGTCTATGACGTTCACACGGTCATGGCTTGCCGGATGTGCGATTTCGGCTCGGCGGAAATGCGCCACACGGAACTCGAAGTGAGGTAACGGTATGTCGGTCAAGCAGCCCAAAGATATGGACTATATAGGCACATTCAACGTTAAGATTCATTGGAACTCGGCATTCGCCAAAGAGATGAACGAAAAAATGCACACGATTCAAAGTGTTGTCGATTCCGATGTAATTAAGTTTATGTCGCCGTATATCCCGTATCAGTCCGGCTTTTTATCGTCAAAGGCACTGACTATTCCGACCGTCATAGGCTCGGGCGAGGTCAAACAGCTCGGCCCCTATGCGCATTATCTGTATATGGGCGAGGTCTACGGACCCAATATCCCCATAAAAGAGGGTGGAGAGATAGTCGGCTGGCGGTCTCCACCGAGCAAAGCCCCGACAGGGAGACCGCTGACATATGATACCACAAAAAATCCGCTCGCAGGTTCGCACTGGTTTGAGCGTATGAAAGCCGACAGAGCCGACGACATACTCAAAGATGCTCAGGAGGCGGCGAACAGATGAATATAATCGAAACCGTAAAAAAAACACTCTCTCAGTGTCCTAAAATAGACGACTTTTGCAACGGCTTACACGTTGACTTCTCCGAAAATAAAAGCGGAGATTTCGGACTCTATTCTTCGGGCGATGCGCTTGTCGGAAAAGATATTTTAGGCAATGAGAAACGCAAACACAGCTTTGTACTGTACGCCAACGGCAGACCGTTTAACGAGTTTGACCGACTGGCACACAGTGCTTTTTTATTGGAGTTGAATTATTGGCTCGAGAAGCAGAAACATATCGCGGTGACATCTATCGTTGACGGCAAAGAGCTGTCCGGCGAGATAACGAAGATGAGCTGCGCGAATGCAATGCTTTTTGCAGTACCAACAGGCAATGTCAATGACGGCGTGACATATCAGCTTCAAATCTACGCCGAATATACGATAGAAAGCGAGGAATTATAAATGCCCGACCCCGTTGTAACAAATGAGAAGATAGAGCGTAAATATCTGGCACACTTTATTGATGCGTCGTTTAATGGCACAACTGTAAACAATGTCAGACTGGGCAAAGACCTTGAAGAGTATGCGATTGAGATGAATCCGGACTCGGAGACCAAAAAGAACATACTCGGCGAGAACTCGACCAATGTCAAGGGCTACGAGCCGCAGGGCTCTGTTGACCCTTATTATGCTTATCGCGGCGACCCGCTCTATGAACACCTTGCGGATATAATAAATAACCGCTCGACGGGTTCAGCTCTTGAGACGACCGTTGTTGACGTTCTGCTCAAGGCTGACGGTTCGTGCGAATGGGCGTATCGTGAGAACGCTATAGTTATACCGCAGTCCATAGGCGGCGAAGACGGTGTACAGATTCCCTTTGAAATTCACTATAACGGAAACCGCGAAAAAGGTACTTTTGACCTTGCGACGAAAGCTTTTACAAAGGACACAGTTTAACGAAAAAAGAGGGGCTGCGAGCGCAGTCCCTCTCTCTTTTTAGATTAATAATCCCTAATAATTTCTACTGTTGTAGATGGAGGTAGAACATGGCTCAGAGTATCAACTTTGACGACGGTTTTAAAAGTTATGAAATCAATGGCGACCCGCAGAGAATTGTCCGTATAGATACCGCTGACTACGGACTTATAGAGCGTCTGCGAAACGCTAAAAACAATATAAACGAAGAAATGAAAAAATATGAGAACGTGAAGATAAAGAGCGACGGTTCGGCAGACCTCGACGAAGAGACCGCCGCAGATAGTCTCCGCGACCTCGGGAATTTTATCTGTGGTCAGTTTGACTATATCTTCAATTCGAAAGTTGCGGACGTTCTGTTCGGCTCTGCGTCGCCGCTCTCGACTCGTGGCGGCGTTCCGCTTTTTGAGCGCGTTTTCAACGCCATTTTGCCCATTATAGAAAAAGACATTGAAGCAGAGCGCAAAAAGGCAGAAGCCCGCATAAAGAAATACGAAGCGGAGACCGCCAGGTTCAAGAACAGCATATGATAGGTTATCTTCCGACCTGTCTCGAATTGGCAGGCAAAGAATATGACATATGTTCCGATTACCGAGTTGCGCTTATTATTTTTGAAGCGTTTGACGACCCCGAACTCAACGATTATGACCGCATGGAGGTAATGTTGAGGTGCTTGTACAAGGACAGCATACCGCCGGAGTTAGTCGATGAAGCCCTGAAAAAGGCGGCGTGGTTCCTTGACGGCGGCGAGGACTACCGAGAAGCAAGCCAGCAGCGGCAAAAAAAGGTCATGTCATGGACACAGGATGAGAAAATGATTTTTTCGGCGGTCAACAAGACGGCAGGGCAAGAGGTACGCGCTGTGCCTTATATGCACTGGTGGACGTTTCTCGGCTATTTTGCGGAAATAGGTGAGTGCCTGTTCACGACCGTTAGAGAGATACGTGAAAAAAGGAACAAAAACAAGAAGCTCGACAAATGGGAGCAAGATTTTTATAAGGAACATAAAAAGATGATTGACATTGAGCACAAATACTCGGCACAGGAACAGGCAGAACGTGACGCGCTCAATAAACTTTTAGGATAGCGGGGGTGGTAAAATGGTTGACGGCTCTCTCAAATTCGATACAAAATTCGATACAAGCGGCGTAAACAAAGCGACCGATATGGTCAATAAATCGGTGTCACGCATGTACCAGCGCGTAAAACAGGCGTTCAGCGGCAAGGAAGTTGACCAATCGTCGGCAAAAATGAAGCAGTTGCAGAACAATGTCGATGAAGCAAATGCAAAAGTCGAAAAGCAAATCTCGGACATCGAGAGACTACGCGCCGAATATGCCGAGTTGAAAGCCGACGACGGCTATATTGAGCCCGAAGCAGCTATACCTCTGATAGAACAGGCCGAAACGCTCAAAGCGAAAATAGCCGAAGCCAAGCAGCAAGTCGCCGAATATGACAAGCAGTGGGAACAGGGAGTTGCGGGTGCGGACAGCAAGTCAAGCCAGTGGATAGACAAGCTCCATTCCTTACAGGAAGAGTACGACAAAATTCTCGAAAAAATCGAAAAAATCGAGAGCAAAGCCGAAGCAAAACATCAGACCGACCGCGACGCACAGCTCAAAGCTTACGAGGACAAGATAGCCGCTTCAGAGGGCAAGCTCGAAGGGCTCAAAAACAAGGCGGAAATAGCCAAAACAAAGCTTAATGAAGCCCTTGACGCCAAAGTACCCAGCAATTTTAGAAGGAGCTTGACGGGCGCGACAGAGGGCTTGAACAGGTTTTCGAAAAGAGTTATGGGGCTTGCAAAGCGCGTCTTTGTTTTTACGGTTATTTTGAGAGCCTTGAGAAAATTGCAAGAGCTTCTAAAAACAATGACCTCGACCGACAAGCAGGTTCAGACCTCTCTCGCTAATATCAAGGGAAATCTGTTGACCGCATTTCAGCCGATATACGAAGTCGCACTCCCCGCATTAAAAGAACTGTTGCTTGTGCTTGAACAGGTCACGGCTTTTGTCGCTCAGTTTACCGCCGCAATGTTCGGCAAATCTGTCGCGCAAATGCAGAAGAACGCAAAGGCGCTTAATAAGCAAGCAACGGCGACAAGCAAGGTCGGCAAAGCGGCGGACAAGGCGGCACGAAGTCTCGCAAATTTCGACGAGCTAAATCAGCTCAGCAGCAATTCGGACAGCAGCTCGGGCGGCGGCAGTAGCGCGGGTGCGTCTATGCCCTCTTTTGACAGCGATATCGGAGAAATGGACGCGAAAATACAGATTATACTCTCTCACGCTTTGGTACTGGCGGGCGTTGCGCTCATTATGATAGGCATTGCAACAATGAACATAAAGGCGGCGCTGACTGGTGTTGGACTTGTTATAACAGGCTTGGCGTTCGGCAAGGGCTCGGGCGCATTTGAAAAAACGCCGCCTTGGATTAAACAGGTCGTGACATGGGCGCAGTTGATTTTAGGAGCAGTGCTCATTATCGTCGGTATAGCTCTTTTGGCGGCCGCAGGTTCGGGAATACCTTTTATCCTCGCGGGAATTTCTATGATGGCAACTGGCATTGCTTACGGCAAGGTTTCAGGAGCTTTCGCGGAAACTCCGCAATGGCTAAAAACTATCTTGACGTGGGGCGCGGTGTCGTTGTCAACGGCTCTGCTTGTTATGGGTCTCGCTATGGGCAACCCTGTTCTCATAGGGCTCGGAATCGCGGCATTTAAGAAGAGCATAGACCTCGGCAGGAAAAACGGAACATTCGACTACACATTTAATATGATTAAGACGTTCGGCAACTCTGCGGGCAACTTCATCGTCGGCGTGTGGAACCGAGTAAAAAATAAAGCGTCAGAAGTCTTTAAGTCGATATCTTCGGGCGCAACGAGAATGTGGGACACAGTCAAGAACGCAGGGCGCGACAGGCTCAACGGCATAATTTCGCTCGTCGAGCGTTGCATAAACACTGTTGTCAATAAAGCAAATAGAATCTCGTGGAATATCCCCGAATGGGTGCCCGGAATAGGCGGAAAGAGGTTCGGCTTTAATCTGCCTACCGTCAGCATACCTCGCCTTGCTACGGGCACAGTTGTCCCGAGAAACTACGGCGAATACACTGCGATACTCGGCGATAACAAGCGCGAGCCCGAAGTCGTTTCGCCTCTGTCAACAATGAAACAGGCAGTAAAAGAGGTATTGAGTGAGCTCGGAGACAACACACGCCCGATATCAATTTTAATTTATACCACGCTCGACGGCAGAGTTGTAGGACAGTCGGCGATTGAGTACCATAACGGTGTTGTCAGGAGAACGGGCAAAACGCCTCTCGTGGGGGTGAAATTATGACCGTCATGAAAATCAAGAAAACAAGCTCGACAAGTTGGACGGCACTTCCCACACCGATGAGCTTGAAGCCGTCAACGAACATTATCGACAGCGACAAAAGCAGCCGAGACAATAACACAGGCAAGATGTTCCGCGATATTATAACGGGCAAAAACAAGTACACGGCGACACTGCCGAGCGGTATCACCAACACTCAATATGTCGCGCTCGCGGATATAATCTTGTCTAACAGCTTTGATTGTTGGTTGCCGAACCCGATGACGGGCAAATTTGACGCAAAAACATTTTATTGTGCTACGCTCGAACCTGAGATTGAGCAGATATTCAGCGAAAATCTATGGACGTATAAAGAATTTAGCTTTAACTTGACGGAAATGTAAGGGGGCATAAGCAGTGTACAAGATAACCAACTCGACAAAAAGAGCTGCGGTCAGAGCTGCATATGCCAAGACGACACGTCAGATTGTCAGCCGAATAACATTCGGACATTATACGGTAAGCGCGGGAGTTCGCTCTTTCGTTTCCGACAACGTTGTAATTTTTGAGGGCTTGCGCAGTTTAAGTATATCGCAAGCTCTCAACAGTGGAGAGGACGCGACAATAGGCGATGTCGGTTCAAGCTCTTATTCCGCGACATTCGACAATCCGTCCAAAACATTCAATTACCGCGACAAAATAGCCTTTGTTGAGAATGGTATTTTGCTTGAGGACGGGACTTATTATTACACTCCGTGCGGCTATTTCACGACAGAGAAGCCCGAGACAGACGACGACGGGCAGACATTGACCGTTTCGGGCTACGACGAAATAGACAAAATGGGCAGCAAGTGGAAGCCGTCAATCACCGTGACCGACACAACAACACTCAAAGATGTTGTCGAGGACATAGCGAGTATGCACGGTCTGAGTGTTGCATATGTAGACACGACGACACAGAACGCCTTGAACAGTCACGTCATCGGTGTTGGAACTGCGGCTGAATTGACAGAACAGAGCGAACGCGATGTTCTCGGATTTTGTGTCGGTTGCGCGGGAATGTCTGCGCGGATAAACACAGCGGGAAAACTCTATATTTCGTGGTTTTTTAGTCCGGGTAGTACCTATGACTACACGGTAACGGCAGATGTGCAGTGGGAAAGCGGCTTTAAAAAATCTGCCGACAATGCCGTAAAGGTCGAAGCAATAACTTCGGGCATTGACGAAAACATATACACAAAGGGCACGGGCGTTCCAATATCTTTCGCAAACCCGATTATAACTCCAACAGAGATAGACGCGATATATGCACGGTACAACGGGCGGTCATGGTGGCCGTCAACGTGCGTATGGCGCGGAGACCCATGTGTAGAAGTCGGCGACATAATAACCGTCAAGGACAAGAATGACAAGACGTACACCGTCTATGTAGCTCAGCAAGAGTTAGACCTTTCCGGCGGCTTAAAGTCAACGATAACATCGCCCAACCTTGACACCACAGAGACCTCATTTGACACCGTCAGCTCTTCCGTGAGATATGAGTTGACAAAGGTCAAGAACTCAATGGAGGAAGCAATAAAGGCCGCTACAGACGCAATAAACGGGGCAAATGGCGGCTATTATCGCGTACTCGACGTTGACAAGGACGGAAATCCCGACGGCTGGGAATGCTACGCGACAGACGGCTTGCGGGGCGTTAAATGCACCTACGGCGGCATAGGCTGTACTACAGACGGCGGCAAGACCTTCGCAAATGCTATGACGGGCGAGGGAATAAACGCAACCGCGATAACAACGGGTATAATCACAGGCGGCACAGGCCAATTCTCATTTAACCTCGAAACTGGTCACATATCCGCGTCAGACATAGATATATCCGGCGGAAGTATTAATCTGCAAGGTGCGAGCGAACAGACCTATTACACCCAGCTCACTTCGAGCAACGCGAGCTCTTTAAGTTGGAAATCGGCGTCAGAATACGCCGCCGAAGATGAGCACAAACCGTATATAACTGCCGACTGGCTAACTCCTATGAGCTACCCAACGACAGGCTCATACTATCAGGCGGCGAGCCAATGGTATAACTGCAAAAAAGGCGATGTGTTTCACTTGACGGGAGAGGGCTATAACCGTGCATATGACACGAGCGAGGGCGCGTGGCTCGATGTCATACCTTGGGTACAAGTGATGTGCAAGAGCGACGCTGACGGCAGTATCGCTATGGTGTCGCTGTGTGCGACTACTATCCCGCCATCGTTCGGCAGTACACGAGTGACGACCATTGACACGACGGGAACGCTATATTGTCCAGGCTATACGCCCGTTTATTGGAGAATTTGCGTAGCGACTCATCGCCAGAACTCATATGTTGACAGACCCGTTGGCACAGGATGGTATGCCTTCCACAACTTGGAAGTCTCGCGCACGACTACAGAGGGCGGCAGCTTCACGGTCACAGGTTCAAACGGTTACATCGCCGACCTATCGTCGGGAGTCTTGCGCCTGTCATATAAGAGTGGCAACGACACACAGCAGTTTTTCGATATGGCAAACACTCGCTGCTATTCTTCAGAAGACAACTACAAGTGGTACGCAACGATGGCAACGCAGGACTATACGCTTTCGGGCAAGACAAGCGCGGGCTTTAAATTTGGGTCGTCCAACAAGGACACGCGAACATATATATCCGACATTAATGATAGCAATAAAAGTTTAGAAATGGAATGGAACACGACATACGCGCGCATTGAAAAAGACGCGACGTATATAAGACGCCGACTTAATGTCAACGAGAATTGTTTCGCAACCGACCCAGGGGAGTTCCTTGCTTACAGAGCGTTTGGAATTAACGGGGCTGATAATTTCACCACGGACTTTGGTGCAGCGATAACCGACGCAGGCGGCAGTTATCCGTCGTTCGCCGTTAGAGTGCGTGATTCCGCCGGGAATGACCATGTTCGCGCTGACTTATTCGCGGGAAACACCGACCGTGCCGAAGTGCAGTTATATGATTCACTGGGGCGCAAATATCGAATCACATTTAAACAAGACAAAATTATGTTCTGGTCGGAGACTCTCGGCACCAAAACAATTAATTTAGTATAGGAGGGCAACATGACGAATTCAGAAATAAATCAAAAGCTCGCGGAGCTTAGAGCGCAGGGCGAAGCTCTACAACAAAATAACTCTCAGATAATGCAGCAGCTCGAACTCAACAAGCTCGAGCTTGCCAAAATCTGCGGAAAAATAGACCTTTTGACTGAGCTCTCGGAAGGGGTAGAGGAAGATGCAGACAAGAACGATAACGGTTGATTATGCCCGCCCTCGCGGGTATGACGTTGGATATCGGGCGGAGAACAACTTCTCGGAGCTTTCTCTCCCCGTTCCCGCTGAGCTTGAGGGAGCAGACAGCTATCGTGTCTACTTTGAATCGACCGTCGGCGAGTATTTGCAAACCGAGCTGTTGACTCCTACGGATGGCTATGTGACGGTCAAAATCACGAGCGACATAGTCCCCGAACCCGGAAATATGGCGGCACAGCTCGTCGCATTCCGAGCGGGCGAGATAGTCGGCTATGCACCTATGATAACGGGCACGGCCAAAGTGTCAATCCCCGACGGGACAGAGCGGCTCTCACACAGCCTTGCCGCCGAAATAACTCTCAACACTGCCGCACGTCACAGCCACGCCAACAAGGCGGTGCTTGATAAGTTCGCGGAAGCTGACGACGGAAAACCCACTTATAACGGCATAGCCATTGGTAGTGGTGGTACTGGTGGAGCGGGCGATTTCATAATCAAAATGACGGTCGAAGCCAACGGCGATAATTATACGGTCACATCTTGCAGCGCAACAGTTGAACAAATCGACGCTGCGTTTAATGCGGATAAGAACATAGTTCTTACAGTCGCCGAAAACGGCGAAACAACTAAATACGTCTTGTCGCTCGTTAACGCAGCGCCCGGATTAGGCTATTTTTTTGAATCATTTTATGATGCATATTTGCTCACTGCAAATATTGACAAGAGAGACGGTGCCATATTCGCTATGGCACAAATGCCCGCAAACGCTATCGCTTATTCCAACGACGCGATGCCGACTGTCGCCAATGTCCGAGATGCACTCGACAAGCTTGTTCCAAACTCCCACAGCCACGATAACAAAAGCACGCTTGACAAGCTCTCCGACGCCAACGGCAAGCTCCAATATAATGGCTCGGATATATCTATCACAAAAAACGGCGTTATCAATGCGCTCGGTTACACCCCGCAGGCGGTCTCGACAAAAGTCGCCACAGGCTCAAACATAACCCTCGCCGACAACACCGAGTACCGCCTTATCGATGTCACGACATTGACCTTAACCTACCCAACGGGCGACTTCGAGTGCTGGATGCGCCTGACCTTCGCGGCGAGCGGCAATATCACCGTCACTCTGCCCGCCGACACCAAATATATCGGCACAGCTCCCGATTTCAAAAACGGCGAGAC